CTTGCTTTCGTATATATATTTACACATATTAACAGCTTGTGGATAACTAGTAAAATATTTGTGGATAACTAGCAAAATACTTGTGGATAACCACGTCACCTGGACAAATCGACAACTTTAAAAAATTAAGAATGTGCGATTAATTAATACTTAATCGTACTTTTTGGCAAAGGAATTTTTTTTCAAAGGGCAAGAAATGTTGATATTCCAACATCTAGGGGGTGGTATCATATTCGGAGGGGTTTGACAAAAATTTTTTTATTTGTAGTAGTTTACCAACTACATGCCATAAAAAATACCGAATTACATTTTTAATCATTTCTACAAACTCCCATCTTCATAACATTAACATATTTACAAATTAAGAATACTAGGAAATAAATGAGTTTTTATTATACTTTATTTTTATCTAATTTAAAGTATTAAAATTAGATATTACCGTATTGTACTTATTCTCGGGAAATGATATTATAAATATGTTATTTTACGTTTATAAATTAGTATTTGATTTAATGGGAATTTAATAGTATATTTAATATATTGGAAATAAATGGGAAAATACGGGTTTAATCAGATATAATATACCTCTATTACGTATTAATTTATCTATATAAACTCCTTAGTTTACCGTACCAAACCATTGAAATACCAAATAAAAGAGTGTGTAGTACAAGCAATAGTCATACCACACACTCAATTTTACATTATAATATACATTTGTCTAAACACTCTAAGTTACAGTTTACACACATAGTTTTAAGAATTTTATTTCTAATCTTACCCTGTAAGTCGCTTATAATAAGTAGAGAAGGAAGAGTCTGCATACCTTGTTCGATAACATATTCTTTAATGGGATTAATATCTGTGTATTTATCTATACAATCTGATAATCTACCATGTAATTGAACTTCTATTAATAAACCCTTCTTAATTATAGTATTGTCTTTTTTATATCTAATTATAATATAACCATCTGCTATAACATTACCTAATTGAACATTTCTATCTACATATATTATTTCTACACCTAGTAATAATAAATTATATATTAATTCAGTTATATACATATCATGCCTAAGTAATCTTTCATTAGGTTTATTTTCAATATAATAAATATATTCTCTATTATATATTCCACTTCTAAAGCGTTTTAATTGCTTATATTCTACTAATTTATTAGCTCTTCTATCCCAAGTGGTATTAGTTAATCCTGTAAAAAATAAGTTTCTTATATGTTCTGTTCTACACATAGTAACTAGATTAATAAAGTTTAATACTTGGATATCTCTTTCAGTCATATTATCACCTCAATATAGTATATGTATATATTTAAATAATGTTACTAAAATATTTTTTTAATATTTAGGAAACATTTACTACACACTTGCATATAGTTAAGTAAAAGGAGATGATAATATGAGCAATGTAATAGAACCTTTAACAAATACTATTTGGGATACAATAACATTATTATGTAAATCAGTTTTAGATGTATTTAATATTAAACATATTGATTTTACTGATTTCTTTAATAATATCAATATGAAGAATGTTTCTGGAGATATACCTAAGTTAAGAAATAAATGGGAAGACGAAAACTATAAAATATATGAATTTATAATACCTACAGGGATGACTATAGACGATTTTAATAATAATAAGAATAAGTTTTGTCATTTATTAAATAAAGAAAAGGAAGATGTTAGTTTTAAAAAGAATGGATATTACATTCAATTAAGAATTAAAAAGGAAGAGATAGTGTGTGCTGACTTTGATTTAGAAAAACATAAAGCTAAAGGATATAAAATACCTATTGGAATTAATTTAGAAGATTGTAGTATTAGATATATTGATTTTAGTGAGCCTTCTAATGCACATATGTATTTAGCAGGAGCTACTAGATGTGGTAAATCTAATTGTTTAAGAGTTATTATATCTCAATTAATTATGAAAAGAAAATGTGACGTTGTGTTAGATTTAATCAATGAAAAGAGAGTAGATTTATTTGAATTTAGAAACTGTAAGAATGTGATTCATTATACAGAAAATAGAGATGAAGCTGAAGATATATTATTCGATGCCATACAAGATATAGATAAAAGATATGAACTGTTTACTTATAGAAATTGCACTGATATATGGCAATATAGGAAGTTTAAAAAAATGCCTATTAGATTTATAGTGATAGAAGAGTTATCTTCTTATATGAAGAATAAAGATTTTCATAATATGTTAGCTTTAATAGCTAGTAGAGGTGCAGGAGCAGGGGTATTTTTAATATTAACTACCCAATTACCTTCTAAAGATATATTACCTAATATAACCAAACAGAATATAAATATCGTTATAGGTGGTAAATGCAAAGATGAAATTAGGTCTAATATGATAATTAACTATGGATATTTACATTTATTAAGAGGAGCAGGAAATATGAGAGTGTTTGACTATGAAGAATATGGTACAGAAATACAAACTTTCTATATTGATAGAGAGACTGTACTTAAAATATGTGAAAAATATGGTAAAAAGAAATAAGGAGGGGTAATTATGAAATATGAATTACACGGATATATATATGATATAGATAATTGTTGTGAAACATTTTATAGAAAGAGAGCAAAACTTAAAAATAAAGAGGAACTCAAGGAAGAAATTGAAGAGTTAAAAGAACTATGTAATAAAAAACCACATTATGGATGTGAATATAATATAGTCAAAAAATTATTTTAGGAGGTCGATGATATGAGAGAAATTTGGGAAGTAGAATGGGAAATGAAATCAAGAGATGGAAGAGAAATAATTGGTGGAATAATCAGAGAAAACTCATTAAAAGAGTTAGAATCATTGATGGAAATTCATAAAAATAGGTCAATACGTGAGAAAATTTTAATGAAAGCTCCTGAATTTGGTGAGATTGTTAAGAAAAAATACGAATAAAATGCTAAAATTTTAGCAAAAAATGAGTAAAAATGCATAAAAAACATTAAAAATTAAGAAAAATTGCTTATTTTTATAAAAAACAAAAGAAAAAGCCCTAAAAAGGGCTGATTATTACATTTTATCTCCAAAAGGTAATAATTTAATTAAAATTGTAAGAAAATTCTATGTTATACGTGATATTTGCAATTCTTATGAGAGTGTACTATATTATGATAACATGGAAAATATATTTTGTCGATAAATTGATTAAAAAATACTTGTCTTTATAAATAAATCAGTATAATATTTAATTTTATTATTTAATACAGCTTTAAAGTAAGGATATACATTATAATCTATTTTATCTACATTAAATTTAGATAATGTTATATTAATTGATTCAATAAAAGCCTGGTTCATATCTTCGTATGTGAAATCTATTAGTTCAAAATCTTTTTGAAAAGATGATATACAATTATTTGATATTAAATTCTTATTAGGAATGTATAATAGAGATGAAGTTTGTTTAATTTGTTTCTTTTTAAAATATACTCTTTCATCTAAATCTTTCACATGAAATGTTATAGATTTTACACTTCGTCCTTTTTTATTTTCAGTATATGATAATTCAAACATTCCAGTATTATTTAATTCTTTTTTAGCTCGTTGAAGAACATTTCTTTTAAAATCAGCATACAAATTATATTTGTCGTTTAACATTAATAAATCTTTTAATTCGTCTAGTTCATATGTTATATTCTCTTTTGTATTACTCCATAATCTAAGAAGGTCATATAATCTTTGGCTATATATTGATTTTAAAGTTAAAAATATTTTCATATTAATAGGTGTATAAGCTTTGTAATTCATAAGAAGATGATAAACTTTGTCAATGACAACTATTTTAAATAAATCTTCTTTTTTATTATATTCATACCCAGCTATAATACTATATTTACAGCTCCACTCACCATCTTCTCTGAAGTATATTTTTTCATCTAGCATATCATCTAATACTTTTTTAATACCTGGAACTGTTTTCTGTGTTTTATTTGAAATAAGATTTTGAAATTCTTGTTTACTTATATAACAATATGCATTACCAGACTTAGCCTTCTGAAGTTTATACAATATGAAAATAAATATATTATTATGCATGAGAGATATGTTATATCTAGCACTAACTATCGTATTATTTTTCATAAGTATTTGATTTTTACTCATATTAAACCTCCTTAATTTCTCATAGTTATATTATAACCCTTAATATCTCATATTAATAGTCCCTTATTTTAACATATTTTAAATTATTATGAGTAATTAAGGAAATAAAATACCCTTAAAAACACATATTTATAAACGAAATGATACTTAATTTAACATATATATCCCTTAAAAACACATATTAAGACCTTTAAAACTCATATATAATATGATGGACACAAGAAATATCAATAGAAGTAGCTTTCTTAAATACTATTAAATACTAAATTAAATACTATATATATTAAAAATAATATAATTCATAGGTAACTTTTCATTATTAGTTGTTAATTATATAAATATAATACATATATTTGGAGTGTTTTTGTAATGGTGTCAAAGAAACTTAATAAAAAATAAGATGGACAAACATTTTTTTGTAATTCATAGGTAATTTTTTATACAGTTATGTTAATACATAAATAAGAAATAAATAAAAAAATAGAAAGGAGTTGATATTATGTGGAGATATGCTGGTAAAAATAGTGCAACATTATCAGGAGCTGTGATAACTGCATTTATATTATTTAAAGCTTTAAAATATTCAGTTATAGTTGGTGAAGCATTTGGAGAGGTGGCTTTCATGATAACATTAACAGGAATTATGTTTCTTCCTATGATTACATTACTATTAATGGTAGTAATTCACGACGCTATAATTAAAAAGAGAAAAGATAATGAAAACCATAAGTAATTTTTAAATAACTAATGTTAATGCAATAATATAAGAAAGGAGGTGATAATATGAATATATAAGAAAAGATGAAGCATTTAAAATACATTGGTGTTATATGGATTGTATAAAAAATATAAGCATTATCAAAAATAATTAATAAAAAAGGAGTGGTATTGTGATTAAATTTAAAAATATATTATTTAATATAGGATATGTGTTATTAGGTGTCTTAGGTTGGATAGGAATATTTATATGTATTTATGTATTAGGCTGTACGTGTTTTATTTTGTTTTATTTATTAATGAATATAAAAATTATAGAATTTATAATATTAGCTATAGCTTGTGCATTTTGTTTATTAATGTGTTGGTGCTTAGGAAAGGCTATAATAGATAAAATCAAATATTACATAGCTAGAAGAAAAATTAATAAAGGAGATAAATAATTATGAAAAAATGGAACTTAGAAAGTGCCAAAAAAGATTATTGTAAAACACATCATAAAAAATATAAAAAAGAAAAAATAGATTGTATGTATTGTGAATTTGCAGAATGGACTTATGATTGTGACGTATATTGTCCTATAAAAGAAAAGGTGATTATTTTCTTTACAAATATACATGCAAAAAGATGTAAGTATTATCAACGTAGAAATAATTAATAAAAGGAGGTGATAATATGAAGAAAATAGATAGAACAGGTGAAATAAGTTATAACACTTTTGGTAGTAAGATAATTATAGTTAAATATAGAAATGCAAAAGATATAGATGTATATTTTCCAGAATACGATTGGACTGCCAAAAATGTCCAATATAATAATTTTCAAATAGGTAAAATTGGATGTCCCTATGAAAGAAGAGTTTGTGATGTTGGTTATATTGGTGAGGGAGAATATGAGAGTAGAGAAAATGGCAAAAAGACAAAAGTTCATAACACTTGGAGCCATATGATAAAAAGATGTTATGATAAAAAATATAAAGAAAAACATCCTACATATGTTGATTGCAAAGTTTGTGAGGAATGGTTAAATTTTCAAAACTTTGCTAAATGGTATTATGATAACTATTATGAGATAGAAGGACAACAAATGCAACTTGATAAGGATATTTTGGTTAAAGGAAATAAAGTTTATTCACCAGATACTTGCATATTTGTACCACAAGCAATAAATAAATTATTTGTTAAAAGTAATAGCAGTAGGGGTGAATCGGTTATAGGGACACATCATGATAAAAATGATAGATATCAAGTAAATTGTCATATGATTAATCCTAAAACAGGAAAATCAAAAGGTAAATATTTAGGGATTTACGATACAGAACTAGAGGCATTTAAAGTATATAAATATTATAAAGAAGAGAATATTAAGGAAGTGGCAGATTATTACAAAAATTTAATTCCACAGAAACTATATCAAGTATTATATAATTATGAAGTAGAAATTGATGATTAAATAAAAATAATTAATAAAAAGGAGGAGATAATATGGAGAACCAATGTAAAATAACTGTAGTAGATGCACCATGTGGGTACGGCAAGACTTCGTTTGCAATACAATACATGAATAATGAGCTATTTGAAAGATTTATGTATATAACACCGTTTTTATCTGAAATAAATAGAGTAATTAAAACTTGTGACCAAAGAGAGTTTAGAAAGCCAAATGAGAAACTAGGGAAAGGAAGTAAGACAAATCACTTCTATGAGCTTGTAAAAGAGGGTTATAACGTAATTTCAACACACTCTTTATTTAGAGGATTAAGTCAAGAAGTAATAAATGATATTCGAGAAGGTGAATATATACTTATATTAGACGAAGTATGCGATGTTGTTGAACAAATACCAATATCTAAAAGAGATATTCAAATATTAATAAATGAAAAAATAATTGAAATAGACGAAGAAAATAAAGCCCATTGGATAGATGATACATATGAAGGTAAATTTAGTAGTATGAAAAATCCAATTAAAAATGGCGATGTATATTTCTTTAATAATTCACTAATGTTATGGACATTTCCAATTAATATATTTACAGCTTTTAAAGAGGTTTACATATTAACATATATGTTTAAAGGTCAAGTACAAAGATATTATTACGATTTAAATAACGTAGAATATGAATATAAATCAATAGATAAAATTGATAGCAAATATAATTTATGTGAATATCAAGAAATCAACGGTAGTAAATATAAAGACTTAATACATATATATGAAGGTAAATTAAATGCTATAGGAGATAAGACTACTGCACTGTCTAAAAGTTGGTATGATAAATCTAGCAAGAAGGAATTGATGAAAAAATTAAAGAATAATACAGCAAACTATTTTACACATATAGTTAAAGGAAAGGGTAAATTTAATATGTGGACTTGTTTTGAGGATTATAAACAACAATGTAAAGGTAAAGGTTATACAAATGGATTTGTACCTTGTAATAGCAGAGCAACTAATGAATATAAAGATAAAACTAATTGTGCTTATTTAATAAATAGATATTATAAACCCACAATTAATAATTTCTTTGTTGATAAAGGAGTTAAAATAGACGAAGATATTTGGAGTTTATCTGAATTAATTCAATGGTTATTTAGAAGTGCAATAAGAGAAGAAAAAGAAATTAATTTATATATACCATCTAAGAGAATGAGAAATTTATTAATTATTTGGTTAGATAAGTAATTTTGTTACCTCTAAGGTTGCAAAATCAAAAATCGCACTTTAAAATAACATAATTTTATCGCAATATTTTAAAGACAAAAAATTCATTTTCTTAAAAGAATAAAAGAAGAGTAAAAATAATTAATAAAGAGATAATTCCCCTTATCTCAATAAGGGGAAGGAGGAATAATAATTTGGTTTTTAATTATTATGACGACTAGGGGATGAAGAATTATATTTATTCAAAGTGATAATAAAAATAATTTTAACTCATAGGTAATTTATTAACCCTCAATGTTAATATACTAATATAAGGAGGTGGTGAAAATATCTAACGAGAGCTTTTCTAAGAGTTTTTAATTGAAAATAGGATTAGTTATTCAAGAAAGAGATAGAATGGCTTAAAATTGAATTTAGGAGGTATAGACATGAAAGTGTATATTGTCACAGAAATATATTTTAGTGAAGAAGGAGTTCATAAGAAAGTTAAATGTGTTTGTAAGGATAAGAATACAGCTAAAGATAAAATGAAAGAATATGCAAAGAAACAACTAGAGGAACAATTTAAATATGAAGATTGGGCAATAACAACGATAAAAGACGATAAATGTATTTTAGACAGTATATACGAATCGCTTGTATTTAAAATAAATGAATGGGAGGTAATATAAATGGAATATATTAATATAGCTTTTACTGGTCATAGACCAAATAGGTTGTATGGTTATGATTTAAATAATCCTAGATATAAGCAATTATCTAAAATATTAAAAAAGTTATTAGATAAAATAGATTATGATAATCCAGGGAAAGGACTTAAAGGTATAGTTGGTGGAGCTTTAGGATTTGATACTCTAGCATATGATTCCCTTTATAATAAAAAAATATCTGGGGAATTTCCAGAATATAATTTATTAAAAATAGAAATAGCTATACCTTTTAAAAATCAAGATGTAAAATGGAATCATATTGATAAAGTTAAATATTCATTTTGTAAAGAACACTCTGACGAAATAACTTATGTTGATAGATTAGACGATTATAAAGTTAAAGGAGTGCAAGAAGATATTTATCATGGTGCTAAAATGCAAAAAAGAAATGAATATATGGTGGATAATTGTGACGTATTAATCGCTTGTTGGTCTGGAGTTAAAAAAGGTGGAACTTATAATTGTGTGAAATATGCTATAGAAAATAATAAAAGAATTATTGTAATAAATCCAAACGATTTTAAAATAAGAAAATATAACTTTTAATGAGGTGATATGAAATGAGTAGGATATCCAATATAGATAGAGCTGTAAAAATGCAAGAAAAAATTAAGCAAGCAATTGAAGAAGGTAAAAATAAAGAACATATAGAAAGATTGTTTTCAAGCTTGGAACGTATCGAGTATAAAATTGATAGAATAGATGATTATTCAAAGTAGAAAATAATTAATAAAGGAGGAAGTATTATGAATACAAATTATAAATTGTATCAAGGTGATTGTTTAGAAGTAATGGATAAGTTAATCGAAGAAGGCATAAAATTTGATGCTATAATTACTGACCCTCCGTATGGAACAACTGCCTGTAAATGGGACAGTATTATACCTTTAGACGAAATGTGGAATAGAATAGACAAATTGATTAAACCCAATGGTGCTATTTGTTTGTTTGGAACTGAACCATTTAGCAGTGCTTTAAGAATGAGTAATATTAAAAATTATAAATATGATTGGAAATGGGACAAGGTAAGAGGGGTTGGTCATTTAAATGCCAAGAAGAGACCTATGATGTGTGTGGAAGATATAGCAATATTTTATAAAAAGCAATGTGTTTATAATCCTCAAATGAGGGATAGAAATAAGCCAAGAACATCTACAAATAAAAATACCCAACAAGTATATGGCAAAAGTAAAACAAATTTCAAAAGTGTTATGCTTCATAAAAAGTATCCTATAAATTTAATAACTTTTTCAAAATCAAGTAAAAATGATATGATTTTTCATCCTACACAAAAACCAGTAGCATTATTAGAATATCTTATTAAAACATATACAAATGAAGGAGATTTAGTATTAGATTTTACAATGGGTAGTGGAAGTACAGGTGTTGCTTGTTTAAACACTAATCGTAGATTTGTGGGTATAGAACTTGATAAAAACTATTTTAACATAGCTAAAAATAGAATAGAAAAATTAGATAAAAACAATTAATAAAGGGGAGGTTAATATGTATGAATTATAAATTCAAAGAAGATATTGAAAGAGGAAAAATAATATATAATTATCTTATTAATTTATCTAATGTCAATAATGTTATTGATGTTAGAGATGATGAAAAATATAGAGATATAGATATAGATTTTATTGTTATATTTAATAATGAGAAAAAATTAAATATAGAAGTTAAAACTGATTATAAAGCACATAAAACAAGAAATTTACCTTATGAATATCGAAGTAATGCAAGAAATAACACAATAGGATGTTTAGAAAAAACAAAAGCTGATTATGTGTTTTGGTATATATATGAAAATCAGAAGGTATATAAGATGGATATTAAGAGTGTAAAAAATTTTATACATTCTTTTAAAAATAAATATCCTCAAATAGATATAGGAGATAATGCTAAAGGGTATTTATTACCTATAGAATGGTTAAAAGAAATGAATATGATTAAAGAAATATTTTATAAATAATTAATAAAATTAATAGGGGATGATATAAAATGGGACGAATATATTTTAATAATTTTTACGGAAAAATAGATGGTAAATCAATATTTAATTATCAAATGGATAAAGATAAATATAAATTAGAAACTGTGGAAGAAAGAATTGAATACATAAAAGAATTGTTGAATTTACAATATATTGATGGAGTAGAACTAAATGGTGATTTATTTTGGGACGAAATATTTGAACAAAAAAATGAGAAGAGAAGTCATATAAATTTATCACCAAATGCAAACGAAGATTTAGCAACTGATAGTAATATATGTAAATTACTGGAAAGCTTAGGTACATATATTCTCCAACCAGATGAAGAATATAGGAAAAAGAATAAATTAAAAATATATAATAATGAAGAAGAATTTCAAAAAGCATTAAAAAAAGAAAAATCTTACATTCATAAATATGGTGAACAAATAAATGAAGACGACCCAATGATTGTATTAAAATCAGTTCAAAACATTAAATTAGTACCAAAGAGAACAATTAATAAAGAATATATAAATGAACATGAAGAATTACAATGTTATCAAGACTTAATTAATCACCTAAATGAAATACAGAAAAATAAAGAGTTACAAAATAATATTAATAAAAAATTAAATCAAAATAAAAATGAAGGATGGTTTAAATATAAATGTGACTATATGAAGAGTAGTTTAAGGAGTGACATGGAATATGTTCAAAATTCATATAATCCATTATACATACCTAAAAAACTATTAAAAGATAATGGGGCGGTAACTTGGGATTGTTTAGATGTATTAGACACTACTCATGTTAAACCTTTATTGCAATTATACAGGGAAAAAGAAGAATATAATTTTACGTCAGATATAGATTGTATTTTATACGATTTAGGACGAGTATTAAAGAAAGTTAAATTTACGGATAAACAGAAGGAAGTTTTAGATTTATGGATGAAAGGAGGTACGATTAAAAATATAGCTAAAGAATTAAATAAACCTACAGGGAAAGTCTGTAACTTTTTAGATAGAATAGTTAATAAAATAGTTGAAATATATGAAGAAGAATTAGAAGATTGGTATTATTTAAATGTGTGCAAAGGAGAGTATAAAAAATGTAATGTTTGTGGTGAGATTAAATTAACAAATAAATTTAATAAAAATGGTAAACAAGGACTAATGCCTATGTGTAAAAAATGCCGATAAAAATAATATATTTTAAACGTATTGCAAAATAAGGTAGTTTTTTCCTAGTATATTGACTATTGTTTATGTAAGGCTAAAAAGCCTATAATATTTGTTATTTTTATTAATATTTTATAATTTATAAGGGGGTATGTTTTATGGAAATAAACGTAATAAAAGAACTACAAGGAGCTTTAGAAGAAAGAGGTTTAAAAGTATCACAAGCTGAAGCTAGAGAGGTGTTAAAAGCATTAGAAGATGTCGTAGCTTCTGTATATGAACAAATAGAAGTTGATGAATCTGTTTCTCTAGGAATGTTTTTAGTGGATAAGAAAGTTAAAAAAGGTAGAGAAGGTGTGATGAAAACTAAAGAAGGAAAAGAAACACCTTTTAAAACTGAAGATAAAGAAGTTGTTAAAATTAGACTTAAAAAATCTGTTGCTAAAAGAATACAAGGGGAATAATTAATAAAGGGAGGATAAATATGAAAATTTTAAGAATGGATAGAGGAAATGGTAAAACTTTACACTTGATAAAATTATCTACTATCCTTGATTCTCCCATAATATGTGCTACAGAACAGAGTAAAAAGTATATATTAGATAAAGCAAGGGAAATGGCGTTAGAAATACCAGAACCGATAGTGGTGAATAGAATTAATTTTGACCTAATCATGAGAGGAAGAAAAGAAAATTTATTAATAGATGATTTAGATGAAGTATTGAAAAGTTTATTTGGAAATAATGTGATTGTTGCAACAACAAGTGCATCTATTTTAGAATTTTAAATGGGAGAGTGGTTTGATGATATTTAAAGAAGGAAAAACATTAGAAATAAAGATAGGTCGTGTTATAGAAGAAGATGGAGAATATTTTATTGTAGAATTAGACAAAGATGGATATGATTTAGAAAGATTCGCAATAAACGACTTATTCGCTGATTTTGTTGGAGATAAAAACGTTAAGTTGAAAATAGAAAATACTGTCGAAAGATAATTGAATATGGGAGGTTTTGTACCTCCCAATTATTTTTTTGTTTATTTGGAGGGAATTATGAATAAAAAAGGATTAATACAGGATTGTTTAAATAAACTTAATAAATTAAATGATATGTCATGGGAAGATATAAATAGAAAATATGAAACAGATTATTCAGATGACCATTTAAGAAAATTAGCATATGGATTTAAATTATATTCTGAAACTATAAGTGAAAATGATGTAGATAGTAAAACATTAGCTGAAATAAAAAAGGAAAAAATAAAGTTAACTGATTTAAGAACAGAAGTGAATAGGCAATTAAGAGGATTATCTAGGATGGAAAATGTAATGAATTTAATAAGTGAAGAAATTAATAATTTAAATTCAATAAATCCATTATTAAATCGCTATGTTCCAAAAGAAGATTCTAGTGGAAAAGACGGAATTTTAATATTAAGCGATTTACATATTTCTATGACTGTAGAAAATTCAATAAATAAATATAATAAAGATATAGCTATAAAAAGGTTAGATAAAATAATTAATAAAACAATAGAACATTGTATTGATAATAATATAGATAAATTACATTTAGTATTGAATGGAGATTTAATATCTGGTGAATTACATAATAGTATTAAATTATCTAATCAAGAATCTTTGGTAAAACAAATAGTAAGTGTTAGTGAAATAATATCACAGGTAATAGAAAAATTATCAAATTATTTTTATTTAACTGTAACTCAAAACAATGGTAACCATGAAGCAGTAGAAATGATGAAAGATGATAGAAGTAATAGTAACAATTATTCTATGTTATTAAATGAAATGATTAAAATGAGAACATCGAATTTATCTAATGTTGTATTTTTAGATTCGATAAATAATGGTGAATTATCTGTAATGAATGTAAAAGGAAATACAGTTGTTTCATGTCATGGCGACCAAGTTAATTTAAATAAAGTAAGTGAAGAATTATCTATGGTTATAGGTGGTGAAAACATAGATTTAATTTTATTAGGACATTATCACCAACCTAAAATGTTTTCACAATATAATACGGATATATATGTGAATGGAAGCTTGATTTCAACAGATGATTATGCTATGAAGAAAAAATTATATAACAAGCCTTCTCAAACATTATTAATACTTGATGAAGATGGAGTAGTTGCAAGTTATGTAATGAAAGTTGAATAATTAATTAAACCACTCGAATAAGAGTGGTATTTTTATTTTAAGGATTGAAATGATATTGATAATTATATCAGTATTTTTTGAGTCTTTAAAATAAGACTCAAAATTCATAATAAATTCTCCCCTTTAGGTTACGGCTAAAAACTCCTTCCATTAGTCGTAACCATTTTTTTTCATTTTAAAGGAGAGTGATATAATGGCAGACACAAAACAATGTTCAGCTACAGGTAAATTTAAACCTACCGTTAGAGATTTCTACTCTACACAATCAATGCTTTATGAACATGATAAAAAATTGCCTATGAGTAAAGAAATAGTTGACAAGTATTTTAAAAAGTTATTAAAGAATTACAATAACGACCATAGGTTGGCTTTCATACATTTATGTATGGTTTTAGATATGTATTATGACGAAGAAACATATTTAAAGTGTGTTGAGAAATATGGTAATAATTTTTTGGGTAATTATACTAGAATAATTAATAGAGATAAAGCATTTAAAGGATTAACATCGTTAGATAATATGCTTACTTATGATGGTGTAACTAATATTATTACTGGAGAGACAGTTACTTCAAGTGAGATTGTTAACTTTTGGGGTAAGGGATTTCAAGATGATGAGTATGAATTACTCCAAAGAAAATATGAACAATACACAGATAATTATCCGTCTAAAGCCATTCAAGAAGTTAATTTAATTAAAACAATATGTATGTTAGAGGTTCTAAGAGAAAGAGCTATAGTCAAGAATGACCAAAAAGCATTTGAAAACTTAACTAATCAAATTTCCAAACGTATGGAAGAATTAAATGTTTTACCATCTAAAATGAGCAAATATGGTGAAGACGATAATTTAAGTTATGGTACATTAATTGCTAAAATAGAAAAAAATGAACCTATTCCAGATGTCCACCCAGAATACGATGATGTGGATAGAATTAAATGGTGGTTAAATCGTTACTTCTTAAATCCTATTAAAAAGTTAATAAATAATGATTCAACTCCTTATACAGAGGAGGATGAAAAAGGATATGGAGAATAGATTAAAATGCAAACAAAGAAAAAACTTAAAAAAAGATTCATATGAAAATTTATTAGATGGTGTAAAAATATGGACAGAATATTTTAGAAAAAATCCACATAGATTTTGTATGGATTGGTTAGGAATTAATTTATATTTGTTTCAACAAATATTACTTTATATGATGAATATATGCACAAGTTTCTGCTTTATTGCGTCACGTGGTCTCGGTAAGTCATTTCTAACTGCGATATTTGTATGTTGTAGAGCAATATTATATCCAGGTTCTAAAATAATAGTTGCATCTGGTAACAAAGACCAGGCAGGATTAATTATAACCGAAAAGATTGAAGATTTACGAAGGGATTACCCTGCGTTAGCAAAAGAAATTAAAAAAGTTCAAAATAATAAAGATAATGTTAAATGTATATTTAAAAATGGTTCTGTAATAACAGCTATAGCTTCTAATGATGGAGCGAGAGGCTTGAGAGGGAATGTATTGGTTGCAGATGAATTTAGGCTTATCAAATTAGATGTAATAAATTCAGTTTTAAAACAATTCTTAACAAATCCAAGAAAACCTCCGTTTTTAGAAAAACCCGAATATAAGGATTATCCTCTTGAATCTAACATGGAAATATATCTTTCTAGTGCATGGTTAAAAGTTCACTGGAGTTATGAAAAATTCACAACCATATTTAATAGAATGTTTGAAAGTGGAAAAGCATTTGCTTGTGCAATTCCTTATTTAGCATCTTTAGACCATAAACTTGTCTTAAAAGATAAGATTGAGGAAGATAAAGAGGATATGGGTGAATTTGTATTTAATATGGAATATGGTGCTATATGGCATGGACAAAGTGGAGATTGTTTCTTTAACACAGCAGATATGTTAAATGCAAGAGTTTTAAAAAACTGTTATTATCCATTAACGGACGACGATTATAGGAATCCAGATAAAAAGAAAGAAAAATTAAAACGAATGCCTAAAAAGAAAGATGAAATAAGAATAATTTCAGTTGACGTAGCAACGGCAAAAGCTAACAAATCAAATAAAAATGATAACTCTATTTTTACTTTATGGAGATTACTTCCTAGTGGAAATAATATTATTAGAGAAGTTGTTTATATGGAATCACATAATGGTATGAAATTTGAAAAACAAGCCACTAGAATTAAGAGATTATATACAGAATTTAAAGCTGATAAAATCATTATAGATGGTGGTGGTTTAGGTATAGCAGTAATACAAGAGATGGAAAAATCATCTTATGACGAAAATATTGATGAACATTACGAACCTTTTGGTATTTATGATATGAGTACGCAATCAAAAGATTTTCAACCTTTAAAAAATGGTATAAATTGTATATATATAATTAAAGGGAATCAAAAAATAAATAATGATTGTGCAGTATATCTTAAAAATGCTTTTAGTAGTAAAAAAATAAGATTATTAATAGAAGAAAATGAAAAAAGAGGAGATTTTAGTAAAGACTTAAAATATCATCAAGACGCAGAATATCATGCTAATAAAATAGCACCATTTATTCAAACATCTAATTTTATATTTGAATCAATAAACTTAGATTATGAAACTATGGGAAATGGTGATATAGTTCTTAAAGAAAAGGGAAGAAATCGTAAGGATAGATATTCTTCTATTACTTATGGTAATTATTTAGCAGAATTGATAGAAAGAGATATAAGAAAGAAAAATAGGAATAAGAAAAAGAGACATATTTTCTTGGCTAATTAAAAAGGTGGTGAAAATGTTTGAACGAAGGGAAAGATAATAGAAAGAATAATTTAGAATTTGCACAGAAATCTTCTATGATTGATATAAATAGTATAGATAAGGTAGCTAGTAGTAGAAAGAGAAGTAAAGTTGATACGGATACAATAGCTAGTGCCTTAGAAAATCCTTATTCTAATGTTACTACACTACAACAACAATCTGAATTAATGAGGGTTATTAATGGTAATTTAAAAGAAATAATAAATTATAAATCGAATTTATTAACTTACGACCATTATTTAGTCCCATTAGATGCAAGTAAATTTATAACTAAAGGACAAGATAACTTTTTTAAATCTTACAGAAAAGCCTGTTTAGAGTTAGAAAAATATAATTTAAAAACTCTTTGTCCCTGGATTTTAGAAAGCGAATTTAGAAAAGGAGAAATATATTTATATAAACAAGAAACAAGTGATAATATTACATTTGTTTCTTTGCCAGAAGATTTATGCAAAGTTACTTATACCGAATCTTTTATGTTAGGTTATAGTATAAAACTTAGTGGTATTAATACTAAACAATTAGGATATTACCCAATAGATATTCAAAATTTATACGCTGATTATAAAGCAGGTAAATTGAAAAATGATGAAAATTTCATAGACAACTATTATATGTTACCACTTGAAAATGCAATAGCTTTTCTTCCAGAAGTAATAGATAGTAAAGGTATTCCATATTATTCTGGACTACTTTTAGATTTAAGTAGAATAAAAGATTTATCAGATGCTAGTATGGAAAATATTGAAGCTAATAACTTCAAATTAATTCACCAATTATTACCTTCAGATGAAGATGGAGAATTAAGTATAGAACCAGAAACAGCAATATTTTATCATAAATCATTAGTCAAGAATGTTAGAGATGGTATAGGAGTTGTAAGTTCACCTTACCCAATAGATTCTGTTTCATTACAAACTAATAAAGTTTCTGATTATGGAGAAATAAATAATTTAACTAATAATGTATATGATACAGCAGGTATAGATAGCAATTTATTTAACGGAGATAACAAGTCTGGTACACAAATGACAATTTATAGTGGTATCGTTGATAGTTTAATGCCATTAAATCTATTAGATAGAATTAAAATATGGTTGAATTATGCTTTTAGTAAAAATTCAGCATTAAAGAATTTCAAATTATGTTTTTGTGATACCACTAAATATAATAAAGAGGAAAAAATACAATCTAGTTGTAATAGATTGGCTACTTGGACTTCTAAATTTGAGTATTTAGCAATATGTGGATATTCTCCATTAGAAGCATTAAATATACTTCAAATAGAAAGTATATTAGACTTTGGTAACTTAATGTCTCCATTATTAAATGCACATACGATGAGTGGAACTGATATTGGAGATGTGGGTGGCAGACCTACAGCTGGGGAAGAGTCTGGAAATCCAAATAAAGCACCAGAGGCAGATAACGCAGGTGATTATTAAAAAAATAAGGAGGAAGAAATATGAATTATAAAAATCCATTATATATATGTTATGATGCTAAACAAAAGAAATTTTTAATAAATGAAGGGCTTAAATATTATGTTTGTGGTTTAAATCCTAATAATCATAGAACATTTTGGGTATTTATGAGAGATAAAGATTTAGACTTAGCATTAAATAAATGGAATAAAAAAATAATTAATAAATCGTGGGTGCTTTATGATATGGAAATATCAATACAATGATATAGATAACATAGAAGAAATATTAAAATAAGAATTAAAATAAGGTGGTGATGTGATGTTTAAAATTGCAGACTATAAAATAGAATCTATAAGCGACAATCTTCCAGATTTAATTCCCGATAATATTAAACATATTGGAACTGAAAATTTATGGAATGAAGGATATAAAGGAGAAGATATAGTGATAGGTGTATTAGACACAGGAATAAGTACTTCTCATTATTGTTTAAAAGATAATATTTTAAAAGGGAAAAATTTCACTTCCGAAGGTAATTCTGATAATTTTGAGGATTTAAATGGGCATGGAA